TTTTCCGGTAATGCCAATAACTGCTCATTGGTAAGTATTGAATCATAGAAATTATCGTAATTCAAAGGTTTACCGCTTGAATGAATCAGTACCCTCTGTCCTAAGTATTTCTTAGGACACGACCAAGTACGGTTCTCAATGTTTTTAATACCGTGGACTATCAAAGAAGCCCACGGTTGTTTTATTGTTATTGCTTTCATTTCTATTCTTTATTCCTCCAATAGTTTTAGCAGTGATTTTTTATACTCGTCTATTTCCTTAATAGCATCTTCTTGACCTGATTTTGCATCATTTATCATTAAATCTGCTACTCCCTCCATTATTTCATCCTTATGCCTATTCAGATATTTGATAAAGTATTCCTGCATCAAATCAGTATCCATATTTGCTATATCCGAATATGTGTCTCCACTTCCATAACTGCCAGAAAAAGAAGAATAACAAAGATTACTTATATTCATACTCTGAATACTCTCCCTTCTGCCAAATCCATCTGTATGCTTATCTATTCCACTATTGCTATGGCTTTGAAACTCTTCTCTGATTTTAGGGAGAGTTTCTTTAATAAACTTTTTCAGTTTTCTGCCAGTAGTGATTAACTTACTTAATTCTTTTGCTGTCATCATCAGTCTCCTTTCTTTTTAATCCGTTCTAGTACATCTCTGTTGGCTTCCAATATTTCATCGAAAGACAGAATAGGCATCCAACATATAACCTTAATATCATCCTTTTCGACACTTTTTCCTAAATATGATATATCACTATCAGTAGTCCATATACCATTTTCATACGTGAATACATCTATATGCTTACGTGATTCAGCTTCTCTATCATCGTATTTATAGTAATATAAAAATCCGACTAAAACACGCTGCTCTTCATCTGGTAATCGTTCTTCTACTCTTATCCATGGAGATTGCTTTTTCTGCCACTCAACACCAGACGCAAAAACTTTACGCATATATGTTTCAACCACATGCGGCTGATTGATGCGATTTGCTAATTGAGCTACCAATGATTTAAAATTCATATCTATCTTGTTTTGAGCCTAATTAGGCTACATCGTTAATACTAATTTCTCCTTTCAAAACTCGTTCTACCTGCCTGTCGATTATCTCTTGAAACTCTATCTGACAGATAAGCGAGCAATCCGGTATAATCTCTTCTACTGGGTCACCTCGCCATGTTGGGAGTTCGTCAAGGAAGATTCGTCCGTCTTTATCTTTTAGACAAGTTGCACCTACATCACGTTCAATCTGCGCCACCTCGTTAAATACATCCGGGAAGTCCTTTCGTATCTTATTCCAGTAGCCCATTCCGCCTTTCACGCAACCGATACAATTGTTGTTATTATAGCCCATCTTGTACATAGCGGGGATTTCAATACCGGCTTTCCAAAGCATTCCCATTGCATCCTGCTTCGTAATCTGCTTTTCAATAAGCGGGAATAGTGGCTTTGTGTCCGGGTACTGCTGTTTTAATCGGATAGCCCGGTTAATCTCTTTCGGGTCATAATCGAAACCCCAAACTTGACCGTCCCAGTGCTGCAATTCTTTTTCCAACTTGTAGCGGACTTTCTTTTTCAGTTCAAGAGTACAGGCGGCACCATGCGCGCCGTTGATATACCCCTTTCGCAACACATCAGACACACAGGTGTACTTGTCGCTTCGGATAATGTGGATAGATTGATTGTACCACTTTTCACAATCTGCCAAGAATCTAGTGTTATCGGGATGACCGGAACCAGTTTCAATATAGTAGATATGCACATCATCGTATAGGCTTAATGCTATCTTACAAGCAACTGCGGATGTAGCACCGCAACTGAACCATGCTATTATCATTTGATTCCTTTCTAATTTTATTTTAATTATTTTTTTGCAATATCATTCCAAAAAGCAACGCCTTCAGGAGTATTATTAAAAGGGAATGAAATAGTTAGAAACCAATGAAAACAGCAATCAACATCTAACAAATTGTTCATCCGCTCTTCATTTGTCATTGAGAAGTCAGGACACTCAATATTAAATGTCTCATTTGCTCTTTCTGTATTATATTTCCATTGATTGAAAATACCTAGTCTTTCTAATTTTGCTATTTTTTCATTCCTCTTCATATTGATTGACTTTTAGTTCTTTACATCTATAAAGGTAATCATTATTGACAAGATTTACAAACAGAACATTCGCCAATTTAACGCCATTTTATGCTGCAACTGACCCTAGTTCACGTAACTTTTTACTAATACATTCACAGAGAACACGTGCCATGTTAACTTCGACTGCATTCCCTATGAATTTCTTTTGGTCAGCCTGTGTACCAATTAACACATAGTTTTCTGGAAATCCCATGATACGCTTTAGTTCAGGTATGCGTAGCATTCGCATTTTAATATCAATTATCCCGTATAAGCCCATGAACTCTTTTATTTTTTTTGTCATAGGGCTGTCGGTATCATAAATCTCGATTACTACATGTCCAGTTTCAGTTGCGATCAAATAAGGCGGCATTTTATCCATACGTGCTATGAGAGTGAAGCATGGATTATCAACGGAACCACCTGCACTATTAAATTGAGGGTTCATTAGGTAGTGCCACTTTCTATTTGCAGTGACTGTTTGTGCGGGCTCTTCTATGCTACTACCAACGTTGGAGAAGTTTGTATTCATAATCCACGGCTTGCAGCTAACAAGATTGTACTTAGGATTGGCGGTAATACATCCAAGCGGCTTTTCTGTAGATGAAGGTTTGCTGTTTCCATATTGCTGGTCTATGAAATATGGAGAAACGAGAGATAACCGATCCTTCGTTGTTACGGTTGCAGACGGTTCATTTATTGAGCGGTTAAATCCGTTACCGTAATGGGCTGATACAAACGCATGATGGTCTTTGCATGTAATTGTTCCGGCTGGTTCATTAATAGAAACATTCTTGCTTTCAGGGTGTCCACTGAACTGTTTTGAAAGAAAGCATACCTGCGCAACTCCCAGTCTGTTTTGCGTAGCTACTACCGGGCATGGTTCGTCAATCCCAGGGGCATTATATTTTCCAGTCCGGCTCATGGAATTATATTTGATAAGAAAAGCATCTTTGCCCCCGGCTACAAATTTTATCAGGCCGGCATAGATACGTTCCATTGTCTTTTCAGCAAGTGGCTTCTCACGAAAAATACTTGTTCCTTCATCGGAAAAATCCAGTATCTCTTTAACCGGGCGCCACTTTTCCAAACGACCAAACATATCTTGTTTACCGTTTTTACAGTGAGTGGGTTGTGGAAATACTATCGGTAATCCATTTTTGGCAAATATACCAAAGAAGCGTTTTCGAGTAGTATATGCACCATAGTCGGCAGCATTGAGAATACGGAAATCAAAGTTGTAGCCATACTTTCTTACGTTGCGTACCCATCTTTGATATAGTCTACCTTTATCCATGCTGATAGGCTTTCCGTTTTCGTCCATATCACCCCAACTCATAAATTCTTCAACGTTTTCAATCTGAATGTAATCCGGGCAAATAGCTTCAATGTACCGGAAAAGATGTTCAGCAAGTGTGCGACTATCAGCGTCCCGAGGTTGCCCACCTTTTGCTTTGGAGAAGTTCGTACATTCCAGGCTCGCCCAAAGAACGACCGCTGCACCCGGATATTGAGCCTTACATTTGGCAAGATGTTCAATTAGCGGGGAAAGTTCCAGCGTGCGAATATCTTCCGTAAAATGCAATGCATCCGGATGATTGGCCGCATGGCTTGCAATGGCGTTGGCATCGTGATTGACGCAGGCTATTACTTTAGCACACTGTTTACCATCAATTCTTGCAGATTCCACTCCTGTCGAGGTTCCACCTGCTCCACAAAACAGGTCAATATATAATAAATTTATACTACTCATTTCTTTTCTTCAAATTTCTTTGATTATTGATTTCAGACATACACATGCGGCACCAAGAAGTCAATAAATGATATTCCTTACCTTTTCTCACTACTATACGATTGTAGAACCGGTTCAAGTAGAAGTAATTTCCGCAGTGTGTACATTTTTTCATCTCACGTCCTGAAGCATCTATAATACGATTGCGAGGTTTGCGATGAATAAGAGTACAGTTTTTACACTCACCATCAGTTCCACGATGCCGCCGGCAATGTGATAAGGATTTTGCCCCACATTTAGCAAACACCCTACAATCTCTACGAGGTATTGATTGATACACATTCATGGCTTCCTCGCATTCAAGAATTTATTTACTACACGAGAAAGTACATCCTCATTCTCTGGCATCAGCCATTCTTTCGCAACGTTCCAAGCAATACTCATAGTTGGATTGAAGTTATCCTTCCTGACAGTGTGGTGAGACAAACGCCCTTCAGTGGGTTTCAAATCCTTATCATGTAAGATACACAGTCCATTTTCGAAGAAAGCACAAAACTCTTTGCCGGAAACAGGTTGAATCATCGGAATAGCAATATTAATAACCCCTAAGAATATACCAGCAGCCCAGTTTGTCAGTGCTAACCTGTCGGCATAACCAGCATCTATAATTCGTTCAATATCATCAGGAGTACCTAAACATGGCGTATGACATTGTTGTTTACAAACACTGCATGAGCATTGTACAGGTACACGACCTGAAGCCCTCATTACCCTTTGTAATGAGGTTTCTTTTGATAATTCTCTCATAGTAAATTATTTGAGATACTACAGATTATTAAACATCGCCCCACAGCTTTACTGCAAGGTCATAATTTTTTTTAGCCTCTTTTACTGCTTTATTGGCATAAGCCATAGCGTATGTATGCTCGCGTCGGTACTTACCGGACTTCAATCCTTCGTGATATTCTTTTGCTTGTTCCAACTTATGTTCATAGAAATCTATACTTTCCGGCATGGACAAGTTTATCGTATTAGCCCTTTTTTCCCAATACTTCGCAACTCTTTCATGTTCGGCAGCCTTATCGCTAAACTCAACGCTTTTCCCCATGTTATTCCAGGCATCATCTATCATTTTGCGATGTCCTCGTTCGCTATGGTGTCCAACTTTGATAGGCTCACCCAAAGAAAGGAAATCGCGATGTTTATTTGATTTCTGAAAATACTCATTACTTTTTTGTACTGCCGATGACGCCCATTCATGCCTGCGTTCCGCTCTTTGCTTAGCCCATTCTTGAACATTAAAGCCGTCAGCTCTAACAATGGAGTAATAGTAAAACCCATCTTTCTCGAAGATTAGGTTAAATACTATACTTTCGTTCTCCTTACCATACTTGGTGGTAACCTCAATAGTTTCACCTTTTTCGTGCTTCTCATCACACTTTGCCAAAAATACATTTGGCGCAAATTTGTAATACGTGTTCATTGTTTTAATTAAATTGGTTTGACTTATATGAAAAATGAGAAACCACAGCTACTTAGCCGTGGTTTCATCATTAAATAACTTTGGTTGACTGGGTTGAACCAAATCATCGAATAAACCAGGAACACGAGGTTGTAACGCCTTGTATTCTTCCTGAAAGAATTCTTCTTTGGTTCTCCCATGTTTTTTACCCTTTCGTGTATGTACATCGAAAGTGTAATCTGGAATAGGAATAGGATAACGCCTGACATCATTTATCCACTTTTCTATATCAATATCCTTTCTATCATAGATGAAGTTTTGCAAATGATCCGCATCACGATTCTTTCTACATTCACAAAGGAGAATAACAGCTTTACTGACAAATATCCTCCCTTTGGGTTCAGTAGCAGTCTTGTTTACCAGCTCATGCCCCTGCCACAATGCTTCTATCTCTTTAGTAATGATTCCATAGCAATCTTCAGCACTAATGGTAAACAGACGCTTCCACACATAGTCGCGGTACCCACTCGCCCAAAGTTCCAATGCAAAAAAGCCGGCTACCCCGGTGTCGGCTCGCCTAATGGCTTTCTGCATTGCAGAACTCACCTCAAAGAAATCATATCCGCAAACTGTTCTTATAATCATAATTCTAATTTAATGGTTTGACTTTTAGTTTATTACATCAGTAAAATTAGCTAAAAAAGGCGAATATGACAAACAGAATGGACGCCATTTAAACGCCTTTTTTACAGACTATTAGAATTTGAATTTGCATGATATATTATATTGAACGAGCTGCTTTGTTTTGTCTTTCCCATTAGTGGTTGCACTCTTTAGCAAAATACTATCACCAAAATTCTTTTTGATAAAGAGGATAGATTTACGTTCCTCTTCCTGATTCCTTATAGAAGCAAGCCCACCAGCGTTTACAAAAGTGTTCTTTTGCTCAAAATTATACCGCAAATCGGTTAAAACCTTACGTTCTTTGTACTTCATGTAACAAGAAATCCAAAAATCTTCCTTCAAACGTATTTCCTCATTCCACCAAGTGTTTTTGTTATAGATTACTCCATAACTGCAACCGGTTATCATTTTCGAAAGAGAAAGAAAAGCGGATTCATCATACATTACCGGCGATATCCGAGCGGTGAAGCCAAACAGATGTACATCCATCATACTGGCCATCTCAAATAATGACTGAATGATATTGGTTATCTTATCTTTATCCTTTATCCGGCTAGGTTCTCCTTTTTCCACATAAATAGGTTTGCAGGCATGGACATCATCATCAAGCATGAAAAGTTCTCCAAAATGCTTTGCCATCCAGTTACGTTTCGGGATGAGGCCCATAACGTCGTCAGGATGAGTAACAATTTCACATTCCGGGTTAAATTGTTGATATAAGTCAGCTTGACTTTCAGCAACGCAAATGATAGGATCGTTCACCAACTTTTTAGCGAACACCCGGTCATGGCGCTTATGACTTGGTATTACTATTTTGCAAGGCATGGCGAACGTCTTTTATGTCGATTACATTACTCTTACTTACTTTCCCGGTCTTGTACGACTTCATGTGCTGCATATCCAGCCTTTCACGAAGCCAATTACTATCTACCTCATTACTTGAGGTGATGATAAACAACTCATGTTTTTCGTCATACTTTGGAATGAGAGGATAAATGGCTGTATCATCCGTGATGGCATCGAAGCGCTCTTTAAATTCATCCTCTTTCTTCTCCGGGGCAAATTCGATGCCCCAATCTTGGAGTTCCGCCTTATTCCACTCGTTTTCCATAACGTCCAAATCATTCTCACCAAAATTGACATTATCTTTAGTGGCATATTCCCTCAACTTCTTAACGGGGGTATCAGGTGCCAGAATTTTACAAGGCAGTTCTTTATAACCTAACTCCTTGCAAGCTCGCAAACGTAAATTACCACAAACAACAATATATCTGCCATCATTGTAGGGAAAAACTATAAGTTCTCGAAGTTCAAGCATCTCTGGCGAATCCTGAATGCTTTTCTTCATCGCTTCAAAGCGGTAATCACGAAAAAAACGTGGATTTTTCGGCAATCCCGTGAGCTGCCCCTTATTAAAATCAAGTAGGCAGACTTGAATAATCTCTGTCATAACTAACTATATTAAAATCAACAACACAAAATCAACAACACAAACAGTCAGTAACAACACCTAATCATTTTTTCTATCATCGAACTCTATCTTATCTTTGATAAGCTGTTCAATGTCCTCACAACCAAATCTTTTTAAATAGGCAACAAGGTAAATTATCATCTCGGCTGCCAATTCTTCATCTTCCGAATATTTAGGAAGATTATCACTCCTATATTTAGAAGCAATATCGAATTTTCTCCAAACGGCTTCAATTCTTATGCTAAACGCTTTTCTTGAGCTATGCTCATTCATCTTAAAGCGCTTCCTCATGATATTCAAGCATCTCTGGGCAAACCTATTCAATGTTATCATATCGATCGGGTTAAATTGTTAGACTAAGAATAATCTCACACTATTTAATAAAGGCGGTGGTCTGTTTTTATACAAATACATATCCATTCTTATTTAGATTAAATAGCTTCCATCAAATCAAATAGCGTCGGTGCATTCACTTCAATTTCAGCTTCATGCAAGTATGAAAGGCTGTCTTTCCAATAGTCATAATTCAACTCGGTAGAGAGCCCTTTACGCCCCAATCTAATAGCACAGTAAGGAACAGTACCGATACCGCCAAATGGGTCGAATACCAAGTCTCCTTTATTTGAATACCGTTCAATCAACCTCTCAACAATATCAAGCTGAAGAGGACAAATATGATTTTGACGTTTTTTCTGTGACTGCTTGGTATTGAGTGTACGCATCCGGGTAACGTCATCCCAAATCCAAGGTTTCTTACTTACAGGATCTACGGCCATAAATGTTTTTGGTAGTTTACCGTAAACTTCTAATTCTTCAGCGAAAGCAACATGTTCTTCATAATTGTATATATGTTCACGCTCATAGTTTCTAAACAAATGGCGTATCTTGTCAATACCGGCAACTTTCATATCTTCATAGCTTAACAAAGTATTACCTGAAGATTTCCAACTTGCATGAGCATCTATTTGCCAGCGGGCTAACGAATATTCATTCTTATTCTTGGTTACTGGCAAATCTGCATAGGCACGTGAAGTATCAGAAGGCAGTTTACGGAAAAGAAGCACATATTCAGGGCAACCAATACCCATCTTAGAACCATCTTTGCACATCTCTGTATAGCCAAGGCGGTAGGTCTGGTTATTCTCCCTTACCACATCGGTATCTACTGTGATACGCCCCATGTAGCGGAATCCGTGTTTCATGTAGTGAAATACCGTCATTTCGGAGAACGGGTCGATGGTGGGCATACCGTCACCTGTGGCATTACCGAACAATACACGGTCTTTCACATGGATGCAAGCCAGCCGCCCAGGCTTCAATATCCGCATCAGTTCTGGTGTGAGGTAGTCCATCTGCTCGAAGAACTTGTCGTTGCTTTCATTATGCCCGAAATCGTTATAGGTCGGCGTATATTCGTAATGATTGGAAAAAGGGATGCTGGTTACAACCAAATCCACCGAGTTGCTTTCCATTTTCTGACACTCCAAAACATTGTCGTTATTGATGGCTTTCCACAGTTTACCGGATTTTTCTTCACGGCTGGCAAACATCCAGCGCATCATCTTCTCCTCTGCCTGCAAACCGAACAGACCGTTCTCACGGACGATATCAGTCATTTTAGAAACCATTTCACGATGCTGCGCCCATTTCTGCATAAAGCTTTTGAATATCTCTCCTTCACTTTCTGCATAGACCAAGTAAAGGTCTACAGGATGTTTTTGCATGAAACGGTAGATACGGGCTATCGCCTGAAACTTGTCATTGAACCGGTAGTCGATGAACATGATAGCCTTATGACAATGGTACTGGAAGTTCAAACCCTCACCAAGCATTTCAGGCTTTGCGGCCAGGTATTTCAATCTCCCGTTTTTGAAGTCCGCTATCACCTTGTCGGCTTCCTCATCATCCTGCGAGCCATAAACAGCTTTGCAACCGGGGATAGCCTTGCAAAGGGCTTCCCGCTCACTCTCAAGGTCATGCCACAAAAGGAAATGCTCGTCCTTGTTTTCAGGACGATTAATAATCTCTACGACACGGGCAATCTTCTCTGCCATATTGTCCCGACGTTCTTTCGCTGCATCAGCAAGTCCGAGAGCAGCCTCACGAAACATCTTCACTTGTCCGTCACGGTCTGTACCGGCAGTGGAATTGTCAACGCTAACCACTTCTTCATGTACCCGCAGTTCCGGCAATTCATAGCCGGTATCAGGATAACCGAGGTCGGAAGGCTTGGTTAGGAACAATGCCCAAGTTGATACCCACAGCCAAAATTCTTTTTCTTTGTGTGGATAAAGCGTTAGATTATTAGCTTTGGTACTATCACGTTGAAAAAAACGTGTAAGGGCTTGACCTGTATCCATCACTCCAAGATATCCGGCATAATGTATCAGCTCCTTGTATCTGTTAGGTGACGGCGTGGCAGTGGCAACAAAGCGGAAAGGCACATCGGCGAACAGCGGTAGGAACTCTTGGTATGTCTTGGTGCCGAACCCTCTCAATACGCTTGCTTCATCCAATGAGGTAACGGTAAAAAAGGAAGGTTCTATTCTTACGCCGTCTTCTCCGTCACGGACACGCTCATAGTTGGTAATCATTATATCACACTTGCAGGCTCTGACTTCGCTCATGGTCTTGACATACTTAACTGTCATGTTCATGTGCTCCTTAGCTTGGGTGATAAACTCTACTACTACACGTTTAGGACAAACGATAAGAGCTTTACCAAAATACTGGTTGATTATAACTCTGCATATCTCCAATTGGGTTACTGTTTTCTGCATACCGAAACTGGAGAATATGGCACGGCAACCACCGGATACCGCCCAACGAACGGTATCTCTCACATGAGGGTAAAGAGAAGTTGATATTTCATTAGGATTAACTTCAAATCCAGTATTGTGGCTAATAGCCATCTTGTCTTTTAGAAATTCTATATAGTCTTTCATTTTCATTTCAAATAAAGAGAGGAAACCGTTAGGCTTCCTCTGTGTTATCGTTATTAAGTTCTTCGAGTTGCTGTTTGAGCTTCATCTCTTTCTTGCTATATGAATCTGCAAGTTTCTTTGTTAGCGCATTGTAATCATCCGGATATTGTTCTGCAAAAAGGATTTTCTGACACTTTTGCAAATAGGAGCAGAAATTCACATTATTCGATGATAAGCATTCAGCAATAAAGGCTCTATACCATTGGTGTCGGTCAGCTTGGTTGTTCTTGACATAATTTACAAAATCACTCTCACCATTCCATTTTTTCAAATTCAGTTTTTCAAGATAAGTACTGCTACAACCGCTAAGAACCAGCACATCAAAAACAAGTTGTTCATTTTCAGAGAATTCTTTTGTTCTCTGATAATATGTTTTCTCTTGCGCCCACTTGCGCATTTCTTCAGCAGACTTCTCCTTGACTATATCCTTCGCTCTTTTTAATTGGGCGTTTATTTTTTCCCTTTCTATCTCTTTTAGATCGGCAACGGCGGAAGTAGAGGAAGCCGTTGCTTTTCTAACATAATAGAAACTAACGTTAAATTCGGGAGAATAATGTCCAAAAAATGAAAGACAACGATAAACTTCTCCATCTTCAAGCATTTTCAAAGTGCGTTCATCATCTTCTGAATACCAGCACTTACATCTAAAGATTTCATCAGGATCAACTATTTCAAATCCAAGTTGTTTAACAGCTTCCAAAGTTTTTTCATAGAAAACCTTTCTATCTTCTCCCCAATATGTATCGGGACGTCTAGCGATAATTACTGTTTTTCCAAATGAAAGAGGTTCGCCAACTTTAACAAGATGTTCATATTCTAGTTGAATTTTCCGCGTCACATAAGCAATCTGTTTTTTCTCATAGCAAGCAGCATTGATACATCTAGCATCCTTACTATTCATTTCATAGAACAAACAACCATGATTACACGTATTATTCTCACATTGAGAACATGATTTAATATCGGTATTTTCCCAATTATCGGAATCATCTTTAATCCAAGGTGCGTTACCAAGCTCCATGAAAGAATTACTCACAAATTCTCGAATCATAGCAGTAGTACATTGTTCTTCTTCCTCCTCATGAAACTCTTTTTGAGTATCTTCATCCAATTTAGAAAGAATCATAGCACCGGACAATGGTATATCTCCATTTCTTACCCGCTCTTTTAGTTCAGGAATAAGAGAATTCAATTTAATACGGTCAAAAACAAACCGGGTAGACTTTCCTATTTTAAGAGCGATATCTTCCAAAGTTCGTCCTTTTTCAGCCAACTGCGCAAAGGCAAAAGCTTCTTCGATGGGATCAACATCTTTTCTTTGAAGATTCTCGGTAATCATCGCTTCAAAAGCCTCATCATCTGTCATTTCTCTGACAATGCAGGATATTGTCTGAAATTTCTCCGACTTTTTTCGATGGGCTTTGATTTTTACAACATTCGCTTCATCTTCCTTTGCTTTCAAAAGTGACACAGCCCGAAAACGACGCTCACCGCAAACAATTTCATACGAACAGGGAATTGTCGTAACACCGCCAGTCTCTAAGTCAGTAAAATCTTCGGATTTGGCTACCCTGACGGTGATAGGCTGCAATAAGCCTTGCTTTTCAATGTTGCTTGCGAGTTCTTCAAGAGCTGCTTCATCAAAAGTCTTTCTCGGATTCAAAGGAGAAGGACTAATAAGGTCAATTCTAATGTTTTGTACTTCCATAATTTAATTATATTGGTTTGACTTTTAATTCATTACATCAGTAAAGTTATCGTAAAATGACAAGTTATGCAAACAGAAACTTCGCCATTTTAACACCATTTTCATTAAGGTTTATTACGTATTTGAATAAATCCTCTTCTTTCAGTTTCCCGAAGAAGTTCCATATCTTCTTCTCGTATTTCAGCAGGCGTTTCACCGTTCACACTTCGATAAGTTCCAATACCGAAACGCTCTCTGATACGAGCAATTTTATCAGAATCTTTAGTAACCCAGTAAATTGTAACTTTCATAGTAGCTATATTCTACGACTCTCGCCGCACAGGGGGAGAACATTAAACGTTTTAAAACGATCCACTAATCTTGGTCCGAAACGTTTCTTAAATTCGGCTATGCCAAGATTCGATGTTATATGATACTTCTTGCCATATTGCTGAAAAATCTCATACCGGGCATAAAGAAATTCATCAATAACTGAATCGAGACTGGTACCATACGATTTTTGATTTTCCGTTTCCAGACCGATATCATTCAAGCAGATATTAAAGGGATTTGGTTTAAATCCTTTGGATTGATTCTCATTGTAAGTGTACAAGTCAATATGCCCGTGAATTTTATAATAATTCATCATTTGAGTAACAGACAAGTTTTCAAAAGCATTGGGGTTACAAGTGAGTTTCAAATAATCTGCAAAAATCTGCATCAACATTGTTTTTCCGGTACCAGGTTCACCAACAAGCAAAAGATTCTTATGAACCTTGTAATTCTCTTCCGGAAACACATTTTGAGCATACCGACATCCGTTGAAGTAGTACAGAAGAAACTGAATTAGTTTAGAGTTGTTATCATCAACATCAAATTTTCTAAACTCCCGTTCCGTATAATCCGTACCAAGGTTAGAAATTAAATTCCAATGACTGTAATACTCTTGCGTATCAGTTAAGTCATATTCAGAAACGTTCTGAATACTTTCTTTGTGCCTTTTTATCAGATTCTCTATCTGTTGGATCGTCAGTTTGCGCTTGCCGGCTTCCTTCTCCATCAAATTTTGAAGTTTGCTTGATAAATTCTTTTCCTCTTCCGTCATGGTCTAATTCATTTTTTCGATTTTCACGAATACGATCCAGTATCCAAAGGTTTGCTTTGGAATCCCACCGCTCTATTTTCACTCCATTGGCATTCTTCCACCCTATCGAGTCAAAGTGATTGAAGAATATTTCTGCTTGCTCTTGCCAGTCATCTAACCGTTCCGGAGCATTTTGCTTGATGAAGTGTTGAATAACCTCATCAAGCGTAGGAGATATAAATTCTTTTGCGACTCTTTTAGGTTTCTCCGGTTTAGAGGGTGGGAAAAGCTCGCCAGAGCTACTTTCTTTCTTACCCCCTTTAGGGGGTTCTTTCTTTGTCTTTGTCTCTGTCTTATATTCTTCTTTAGGGGGTATGGGGGAGCTTTCTTGAAAAGGTGTCCCTAAAGGGTACCCTAAAGGTATCCCTAAAGGATACCGTAAAGGTGGTATATTTTGCATACCTTTTTGTACACCTTTTATAGAATACGTTGATTTATTGCCTCTTCCATTGCCTTGTTTACATTCAATAAGACCTGCTTGAACTAATCTATTTCGGGCGGACTTGAATACTTTTACAGACACTCCCACGTCAGATGACACCTTTGTATCACTACGTGTCCAGTTATCCTCCCAGCCTAAACGATTCGCAATTTTTAGCAAGTAAAAATAAAGCCTCGTTTCACAGCAGGAAAATTGCCAGCTTTCGTCAAGTTCCCAAAACCTATTGATAAGTTCAATATAAGTCATATCAATTTATAATAATTCCGTAAGACATTGTTTATATAAGGTTGAGGGTCAGCTTTCAGATAATAGCAAACGCTATTAATGAACTCAATCAACCCATGACAAACGACATATACACTGCCATATTTCTCAACTAACGCCTGCCATTCTTTTTGCCCATCAGACTGCGTTCCGGCACGTTTACCTTTTACATGTGGAGTTTTCATCTCTATGCAAAGACTGCTCTTACCACCGCGAGGAAAAAGCAGAATCAAGTCAGCAACACCAGCGATGGCACCTTCATATTTACGCATAGCACCGCTTTTCTTTGTCCTGACGCCGCCGTTTGGTATAGCAAAGAGTAGAGGGCCGACATTGGGAAACGTTTCTCTGAACCAAGTTACACAAATGTGTTGTATCTTGGTTTCAGAATATTTCACCTCCATTTTACGAATATCTTCTTCAGTCATTTTTCTGCTTGTTTTTTGAAATCGTAGCACATTCATTTAGAAGGTCAACGATTTGTTTACACCTGTTCCTGCAACCGACAAAGGATATTATGGTTTCCCATTCAGGACCGAACAACATTTCTTTCTTGTATTCCTGAATATGAGTTCTCTGTCCATTTATAACTAATCTAAATGGCTTCATAATTTATCCCTAAACAAGTCCATTGCAAGATTCACCATATTCTCTTCTACTTGGTCATCCGTTCCGGTTACACCGTTAGCAATGTTCTTCTTTGTTTGAATCACATCATACATATACTTGTCAATAGTATCCTTACCTAAGAAGTAATAGCAGTTAACATTGTTCTTTTGACCGTTACGGTGTGCTCTATCTTCTGCCTGTTCGCAATCACTGAAAGTCCAAGGGAACTCTATAAAAGCAACACGACTGGCAGCAGTCAAAGTAAGCCCGGTACCGCCCGATTTGAAATTCAGAATAATCAGTTTACAATCCGGATTATTTTGGAAAGAGTCAACGGCATATTGCTTTTGGTTGACACTATCGGAACCCGTTACAGTAACAGCTTTAGGAAATTCCTTTTTCAGTTCTGCTACAACTTCTTTCAAGTAACCGAAAAGTATCAGCTTCTCACCACCGTCGATAACATCATGGACAAATTCACAAACAGCCTTGATTTTACCTCTGGCAGATATCTGCTTTAAAAGCTGCATCTGCACCATAACGGCACCATTCATTGATTTCTGCACTTGTTCATCCGAAGCGTTCTTGTACTTCTTCAAGTATTTTACCATATCAGCCTCGGCAGCCTTATACTCTTTGGTGGTAGTGATATCAACTGTCAAGTATTGACGAGTCTTGTCCGGAAGTTGTGTAAGCACCTTTGACTTCTCACGACGAAAGAAGCAAGTATTCCATAGTCGCCAATTCAGTTCTTTAACGTTGGATGCCTGTTTGGGACCATCACAATATCTTTCAACATACCGGCTATAACCTCCAAAGTCCTCTAATCGACCTAATATTTTTAGCTGTTGTATCAAGTCTGTATTATTGTTAACAACAGGAGTACCGGTCAATGCGAATATATAACGTTTACCTTTGCAGATACCTTCAACATATTTGCTCTGTTGAGTTTTACTTGATTTGCATTTATGAGATTCGTCAATGATAACAGACCTAAACAAAGAGACACGCTGATCGAAAGCAATACTTTTCATTGTAAGCTTGGATTCCTTATTTACAGCTTTTACAAAAAATTTATTAAGCGATTCATAATTAGTAATGAACACCTCACAAAGTGGACTGCCATCAGACCTTTTACACTCATAAAATGATTGCCAGGACTGTCGGTTTCTGTCATCAAGGATAATCGAATTCATACCTGCGAACTTCTTAAACTCACGCTGCCAGTTTACTTTCAACGCAGCAGGGCAAATTACAAGTACTGGAAAAGACTCACCATAAATGGGCGCTTCCTTATGTGCTTTAACAACTGCACATATGGCTTGCAATGTTTTACCTAATCCGGGCTGGTCACCGAAAAAACAGCGTTTGTGCTCTATTGCATACTGTACTCCTTCAAGTTGATACTCGTAAGGTTGAAGTAACATATAGTGTTCACCGACAAAAGGTTTCATCGGAGGAATATCATAATTAATATCTTCAGTTACCTCACGTTCCTTGACAGTAGAACAATAACGCATCTGAACAGCCCATTGCGCAAAAGCTCTCACATACCAATTCGCATCACGTCCAATAGGATAACGCGTATCATTGATACTAACAAGCCACGCCCGGTCTGTTCCGTCATAGCGTGGCTTACTTGGTATCATCTTTATGACCTCGACCAACTTTGGGTGATACTCGAACTGAATCCGGTACAGATTGGGCGTCTTAGTCACATAAATTGGTTTCATGAAGCAGGTTCTAATACTAATTCATGATGTTCAACTGTTGAACATATCCCGTTATCTTCACCATCTTCATTCATTGCATCAGTAGCTTCATCAACCTTGTCAAACGGGTCCTCACCATCTTTAAATTCAAATTCCCTTTGAATCTCCGAACATTTATTCTCTGTAACATAAAGCTCTGCTTCATACAAGAAATTATAAACAGCATCACGAAACTCCTCACAATGCACATACGATTCATTGTCCGGATCGAAACCAATACCAGGAGAACAAAGATTAAGGACTTTGCTCGTCATAAGGGTTCGCTTACCTGTCAACACACAAACCTCAAAAGAAGAATCACCACCAATGCTAACGCCGGTTACATTGAACTTTTTGAAGAACTCATCTTCAAGACATGACTCTGGACGTTCCCAATTAATGTACTGGGATTCTTTCTGTTCTGTAATATCGACAATGTAGGGTATGAGCTTGTTTAGCGAATCCTTCAAATCCGGATGAACAGGATTAATCCCCTTGAAAACAATATCGTTTCCTTCCTTGTCTGCATAGACCACTTCAAGACATCCCTTTTTGGTCAATTTTGCTTTTGAAATATTCAAATCCATTTTAATTAAACTTTGAGTTAATACTTACCTATGCAGGTATTCATTAATAAAATCTTTATAGTACTGGTCAACAGGCAATGGCAAATTGATTCCTAATTCGGTGGCAGCATCAGCCTGAACCTTATCCATGAAAGTTTTCATTTGGATCGTATTCAATTTAGAAGTACTTCCAACAACCGACACAATATTTCCATTCATACATATTTGCCGTGGAAGAAACTTACGGCAATAGTAATCATGAACATCCAACTTATCCGTGCCTGTCTCCCTCTCAATACAGGCAAACCACAGCCACATGAGCGCGTTCTGCGACAGGGTACGTGGTTCTACCTTTCTCTTGATGCTTACAGTGTAAGTTCCATTTTTGAGCGTGGAACAGAGGTAGTCAAACGACTTATCCATTGTGACTACCCCATTTTGTTTTGTTAGAATAGCTTCTGCCATATCTTAGAATGGTAAATCATCAGGCGGTGGTATCTGTTGATATGGCTGTTGCTGATATGCAGGCTGCTGTACTTGTTGTTGCTGTCTCTGTGTAGGCTGTTGCGTTGGTAACGGTGGTGGTACAGGAGCAGCCTGTTGCTGAACTTTCGGTGTAAGCATCTCAATACTATCAACAAAGACTTCAGTTATGTAACGTTTAACTCCTTTGCTATCGTCATAGTTACGAGTGCGTAACTTACCTTCTATATACAACTTATCTCCTTTATGGACGTACTTCTCAACTATTTCAGCAGTCTTATTCCAAAAAATAAGATTATGCCATTCTGTACGTTCCGGCACTTGGGTTCCATTTTGTAAGGTGTACGCCTTATCTGTTGTGGCAAAAGATAAAGAAGCTACTTTCGCTCCACCGTCCAATGTTCTCACATCCGGGTCTTTACCGGCACGTCCTATAAGAATTACTTTATTAACACTCATTTTCCTTCCTCCCTTATAGTTACACGAATACTATCCGCTTTAGTTGACGTTTTTAAATATTGAGAATATAATTCCGGGTGATCTTCCTGAAATTTCTTTGTATCAAAACTCTTACCCGTTGAAGAGGGAGTATAGCTAACACGCAATCGGCCAGCGTCCCATGATTTGACTCCATTCTCACGCATGGCTGATTTAAGTTGTTCCTTGTAACCTTTCTGCACTTCAGCGATATAACTCGCCTGTTCCTCTATATCAATAATAGTATCTACTAATTGCATAGGAATAAGCTGTTTCCCATCAGTGGGAACAGGAGCATTAGGTAAGAAGTGTTCACCATTAATCTCACATTCCAGTAATCTCTTAACCTCTGCATCGGGTTTACGCTCAATCTCAACCAATTCAGATTTATCACCTCGTAACCAAATTCCAAACAGCTTATCAACTTTGATAAGTGGGTTTTGAAGTTCAAACAAATAGGCATAGATTGATAGCTGCCAACTCAAATACTCACGGTCAAGGCTTGCAGTGGTCTTGATGTCACCAAGACTGATTTTTTCGTCCTTTTCCCAAACACAATCAATATTCGATGCAAAATATTCATTGTCTGAAACAGTGTACTCATTGGCAAAAGCCTTATATCCGGCATTTACTCTTTCCCTGATATAATTAATAGCTTCAATACTCTCGGGTGGCAATCCTGTTACATCAGCAAACTGGCATTGTCCATGAATACGACTACCTTTTTCAGCGGCTCTTTTCAATATGTATTCTGGAATATCCTTATACTTATTGGGAAATAACTGCCGGCTAATCATTCCGGTAATACCTTTTAGCTGCTTTTCACCAAGAAAATATGTGTGGTTCTCTTCCGAGAAAACCACACTCGATTTAACTAACTCTATCATTGTGCCGGGTAAATTTTGCCCATATTCATACAGGCGTTTACAAACTCTTTATCATTTTGCATAGCCGGATTGCCATACCATACTTTTTCAAGTTCAGCTCTGCTTTTGACGGCAAGCATGTCAGCAATAGCATTTTTTAATTGAGCACCTGTATATACAGGAGCAGTGTTAGCAGGTGTTTTTGCAGGCTGTTGTGTATCTTCCTTCTCATGAGTATTGGTTGAATCGCTGTCTTTCGCATCATCAATACAAAACAGACCGTTAAGAGCGTACTTTCTTGCATAAGAAGATGAAGCTCCAGTAATTTGGCTCCCATCCATTCCTTTCTTTGTTTCCTCTTCTCTTGCAAAAGCAGTAGTTATTTCTTTTTCTCCTTTGTCATTAGTCAAAGTAACAGTTGCTTTTACGTAGATCCTGTTACCTACTGCGATCATCTCATCACTTAGAGTTAATGTACATTTTGTTTCAGCAAGAACAGGTTTCACTGATTCAAGAATGTCCTCACAACTACGGTACTTGTATTTACCGAAAGTATTATACTGCCGTTTGGGGGCTTTCAGCTTTTGCTGAATGGTTACTAATTCTTTCATAATTCTGAAATTAATGGTTTGACTTTTAGCTCATTACATCAGTAAAGGTAATCGTTATTGACAAGTTTAGCAAACAGAAACTTCGCCATTTTAACGCCATTTTCAGGTAGTAAAAACTGCCTGTACGATATTGTACAGGCAGAAAAATAAGAATAATATGAATAATCCAATGTACCTTATGGAACGGCTACGCTTGAAGGGTGTACGGCTCCCTGATTTATACATAATGTAAATGCTAGTGGACGGAACCGGAGTCGAACCGGTCTCACGGAATATTGGTGCACCTCACCGCAGTTTCAACCAACGATATACATATCCGCCCGATTAATTAAAAAGGTGCACTATCCTCACAGACCATACACCCCAATCACAAACACAAAACAAAACTCATGAACTACTATAATTTAATTAGGATCAGAAGGGTGAATGGCGTGGGGATCGAACCCACATCACGCATATCTGCGTATGCTGCCAATTACACCAGCCATCCGTTTTAAGTGAACTATTCTCACGAACCATTCACCTAGAACACAAACACAAAATAAAACACGACATTAACTATTAAATAGCACTCTCACGAGCTTCTTGCTTCCGGATAGCCGTTCAAAGCACACCGGAATAGTATAGAACAATTAAAACTCAAATAACAGGGGCTTTAACCCTACAGCGTCCTTTTCGCTGGCAACATTAGTTAAACATAAAAAGAAAAATTCTCTGTGAAGGAACCCGGACTCGAACCGGGATGACAGATTACCTATGTATGACTTTCTTCAATCTACCTGCATACTTGCGTCTACCAATTCCGCCATTCCTTCAGGTCGTAGCCAGACGCTTCCGGCTACATTGATTGTATATATAATGCAAATATATTTTCCCCCTCACGGGTTACTTAACTCTGATTGAGTTGAGCCGGGAAACGGATTCGAACCGCTGACCTCATGTAGAAACATGCGCTCTAACCAACTGGGCTATCCCGGCAGATGCCCGGCGAACCGGGCTAAATAAACATGACAAATACTAAAATTAAGCAATGCAGACCTTCACAGGCTATCTTTATTTTGTTTCCTATCTTCGTAGTATCGAAAACAGATATAATTCACTGATACGACAGTCACCAATACAAAAGCAGCAATAAATTCTTTCTTGCTAACTTCAATGCTATCTATAAGATACAGTGTTGTCCATAAGGCAATGAACATCATGGCATACTGTATCACTTTAATCTTTTTCATTTCTTCCGTTTTTTAGATTTAACTTTCCTTCCCGCACATCGGCAATGAAGTAATACTTGAGCAGCATTACAATGCCACTTGCCGTTTTGGACATTAGTAGGCTTATCACTTTCGATCTTACCCGCTTCTATAAGATTCATCAATTTCTTTTCCCCACCCACATAATACGCAGACTTATCTTTTCCAAACGTTTCTGTAGAAAACAGACGGAGAATATTATCTAGCAATATTTCAGCCATTTCACCTCTGATCATCTCAACAAGCAAGGTAGTTATGCAATTCTGGTTACTATAAACTGCATATTTTTTACATCTGACTTTGTTTTCCAAGCCATTCCTTCAGCTTTTTCTTTATAAAGCCGAGCATTCAATGTATTAGTTACAGACGGTTTCTGAACGATAGGAAATACTTCTATTGCACCAACATCCATACTCCGTAATACATCAATTACGTTACGTCTCTGAATATCCTTTTCCATACAATCTAATTTTAAATTAAACATTGAAGCGATGAGCGGATTCGAACCGCCGACCTCTGCTTGTGGTGCTCTTCCGTTAAGCTAAGAGTATTTCTTGAGAGACTCGAACTCTCAACCATCCACCACACACAGCGCTCTAACCTGCCTGAGCTACATCACCTTTATATACATAAAGCAAATACCTCGATTTGCCGACAAACGTCTAACTGATTTAGTTTTACAACGATACGGCTTGACCATTAACCACAGCATTATATCGTTGAGAAGCCCGCCTACGTCAGTAATCCCTTTCAGCACGTGTCGGCTTCCAAAACACCATTTTACCAATATG